TCCAATCGCCACAGAATACAAGCCTGATCAAGGTGAGTATGCGCTGAACTACGAAGAAGCTGTAGCCAAGCAAGACGAAGCGGCAAGTAAGTACTCCAAGAGATTTAGTGCAACTGCACCTTCCGGGTTTGACCTCGATGAGGTTGTTGACCGCTTAATCCAGACCGAGCCTGAAACAAATCCGATCGGCAAGATATTTGACAGAGCTGTACTTGGAAGAGTAGAGGGTGAGACACGATGGGAAGCGTTTACGAGAAACGCAATCAACAGATTCATACCCGGATATATGCTCGACAACTATGTCAACGGTGAGATCTCCGATCCTGCGAACAGTGTCGGTCGTGCCATGGAACTCTCTCAAAACATGACTGGCCGCATCTGGGGTCTTTCAGAGTTGGGTGCCATGCAGTTCGAAAAGGACACAGGTACGATCTCTGTCATTGATGCTCCGGATAACGTGGGACTGCGTCAAATCTTTGAGCCAATTGGGGAGCGCTACGAGCGTGAATACTACGCTTACGCAATTGCCAAGCGCGAAATTAAACTGGCCCAGCAGGGACGTAAAGGCTTTAAGAACCTAGCAACACAAGACGCAATGCGTACTGTTGCAGACTTTGAGCGTAAGTACCCGTTCTTCAAGACAGTGCATGAGAACTACAGTCTATTCAACCAACGCATGGTGCAGATGGGTATTGACTCAGGGCTTATCACCAAAGAACAGGGTGATGTATTCATGGACATGGACTACGTTCCTTATTATCGCTATGCCGAGGCACCAGAGGGGGTCTCTGAGTTCTCTAAGTCTATGGCGGCTAAAGCCCATGCGTCACTGACAGATCCTAACGTGTTTGAGAAAGAGCTCGAGGGTGGAACGATTAAGTTAGGTGACATGTACGAGAACATTACTCGCAACGCATCACTAATTATTTCTGCTTCACTGAAGAACCATGCGATGCAGAAGACTGCTGACGCATTAGACCAAGCTGAGAAGATGGGCGGTCCTAAGACTTGGGGGCGCAAGGCTGTCGAAGGTGAGGCTGGTCAAATGATCACGTTCTACAAGAACGGCGAGAAGGTTAGGTATAAGATCGATGATCCTGCGTTATGGTCCGCTGTTTCTGGTTTGACACAGAAGCAGAAGGAGGGGTGGGTCAAAGGCATGGAGCAGATCGCAGGTGTCTTGCGCTCTGGTGTAACACTGAGCCCCGGATTCCAGTTGGCAAACCTGTGGCGAGGTAAGATCGATGCCTATGTAAAGACAGGCATTGAGCCGCATCGTTTCGATAGAACGATTCAAGCAATCCGTGACGTATATACAGACAACAAGGATGTTGAACGGTTCAAGCTTGTGTCTGGCATGGGTGGATTCCTTTACGGTGCAGACTCTGAGTCGCTTGCTAAGAATATAAAGCGTGGCTACCGCCTTAACGATGGCGGCGGACCTGTCATGCAACAGATCCAAGATCGGTTCATGCAGGGCGTTCAAGCACTTGAGAAAACGGGTGAAGCGTCTGAGATGGCAGAACGGATTGTCATCATGCGGAAGATGATGGAAAACGGCATGAGTGAGAAAGAAGCTGTCTTCCAAGGACTCAACCTGATTAACTTTGGGCGCCGTGGTGCTGGCGGTAGTCCAGTCATGTCAGCACTTGTGAACTATTTAATTCCAATGGTGCCATTCTTAAACGCCCGAATTCAAGGCCTGTACAAGATGGCAGAGGATCCAAATATGCCGGGGTCTGTGAGACAGCAGGCACTCATGGAGATGGCAGGCCGAGGGCTGTTAGTCACAGCAGGATCGATGGCGATGGCGCTCCTTGCAATGCAAGACGAGGACCGCTGGGATAACGAGACAGTCATTGAGAAGGTGACTAACGACATCATTTACATTGGCGACTATAAGCTCCGTATTCCAAAGGCGTTTGAAGTCGGTGCAATTTTTGGCACCTTACCTGTTATGACTGTGGATGCAATCAGACAGCAGGATGGTTCTGATTTGGCAACAGCGACAGGTCATATTTTGTTAAGCACGTTTGCATTTAACCCTGTCCCGCAGGGTGCACTGCCAGTGCTTGAAGTGCTTGCTAACTATGACTCATTCCGTGGCGCCCCCATTGAAGGCATCTCTTTGCAGAGAATGCCTACGGAAATGCGTGCCTACAGCTCAACCCCAGAGTTGTATAAATGGTTATCGCGTAACGGCGGGGCAATGATCGGCCTGTCTCCTGTTGAGATACAGCAGATAATCGAAGGTTACACAGGGACAATTGGCAGTAGCTTAATTGCAACGACTGATGTGATCGCCAGTGCAACTGGTGTCATCCCTGAGAAACCTGATGGAGTGTTTGGCAACCCGTTTGTTGATTCGTTGACTAGCATCACTGGCCTCAGCAGATTCATTCGTGAAGACGGCACTGGAGCCTCTCGCTTTGTGTCAGATTTCTATGCGCTGAAGCGTGACGTAGACCAGACGTACACTGCAATCAGAGACGCCGCGACAGCAGGTAACCGAGCAGAGATTGATGCGTTGCTTGGAGAGAAAGGTAAAGCTGTTGGGTTCAGAACATACTTCAATGGAGTTTCCAGACAGCTCACGACAATCAATAAAGCAATGGACGCAATCAGAAGAGATCCAAACATGAGCTCCTCCCAGAAGAAGGAAGAGCTCTTACGTCTGAGGAAACTTAAAGCAGAGACAACCAGAAAGGTTGTCAAGGCGGCTAAGCAGTCGGGATACTTTGATTAAGTTCAATTGCACTTTTTGGAAAGCCAAGCTGAGCCTTGATATCACTGATAGGCTGTAGCTCGTCTTTGTGCATCACACAACGTATCCCGTAACCGAAGTCTTTGGTTCCATGCTCAGCTAAGAACTGATCTCTGCTGACCCATCCAATTATATCTACCGCGCTATCTTCAACAGGCGATGTCAATATTGCAACGTCAGCTTTGAACTGCTTTAACGTATCGAATATTAAATAATCTTTTGTTGTTGACTTTACATCAATAGCTATGTCGTTCCACCAGAGATCAACTCCGTAGTCAGAGATAATAGACATGACCGGAGGGTGCAAACCGAAAGCCCGAGCCACTGCAAACTCAGCCTTAAATCCAATTACGTTCTGCTCTTCTCTAGAAAGCCCACCCATAACCTCTTTTCTTGGAGTAAATCCAAGCGCCCGACAGATAGCAACAGTGTCGTTACCCATCATCAGCGAGGCGTGCATGTCCTTTCTACTTAGGTTGATTAACATCACTCATCTCCCATCCTAGTGCGGCGTAGCCTGCGATATCCATCCATGTATCTTCATGCCCCATTTTGTTTGCAAGCCTTGCAAGCTTGACTCCGATCATCATTGCGGCCACTTCTTGCGGCGTGTACTCGCGCCCAGTAATGACTTCCCAGATAGCGGCAATCCTACGGTGGTTGTCAATGGGGTTACCGTACTGACTCTGTCGGGCCCCATTGATTACCGTATCTGCCTTTCTCAGCAGATTATTCAACCTTTACCCCCATCTTTTCGTTCAACCAACTTTCTACATCTCGCACTTTCCATCGTTGTTTTCCCGGTGTAATCGCAACTGCTTTGGGGAATGACTCATCCCCTTTTAGCTTGTTGTGTAACGTGGTCCTGCTTATGTTCAAGAGCGCACACACTTGCTTTGCAGTCATGACTTCTTCACCGGCGATGGTTTCTAGCGTGCCGAGTTTTTCAGCCATACTTGAAACTCCTCTCTCATATCATTAAATGCGGCTCTGGCATTCTGGTTCGTGTCAAATTCAGAGCGCGAACTAATACCTAGTTGCTCCTTCAATACACTAACCGCATTCGCTTCATTCACCTCAAGACCAGAATGTAGTAGCAACCATGCCTGAAACTTTTCGTTCCGACACAGAGCACCACATGAGGCCTTGAGCCTATCGATGGACTCCTTATCAGAGACAACCCTTTCATGCTCATCAATCTTTGCCATGGCCACCATGTACCGAGACCCTACCCAGTCGGTCATGAGACTGGCGGGGCAGTCATCTGGATGAACAGCGAGCTTGAGCACGATGCCATCTGATGATTGGGTCATCGATATCTTAATGCCCTCAAAGTGAACAGCATCAATCTCCGGCATGGTATATCCGTTCCTTTTCTCGAAATGCGTGTTGCACTCGAGCAACCTTATCAGCCCTCTTCTTTAAGTTTGGATGTACGCACTCTTCGACTTGGATAATGTCCACATCTCCGATTGAGTACCCACTCTTTAGAAGAGTCTTCTGGTGATTGCGCTCCCTTTCTTCAGCAAGCAACCTTGCTTCCTCTGGACTTTCAGCTTTGATGTACGCTGTCTTGGTGAAGTCCATGTTCATTACGACTTCGTAGCTATGCATCACTTCATCCCCGTTGCAAGTCTGCGTAGATTATCTACGGCGTATTTAACAAAGTCCTGTGAAGGCTCTGTCTCCATAGCAGTGATACTTGCATCCACATTTGATCGTGCAAGCACAGCAACCTGTGCCCTGCTGATCGCAGATGATAGCTCTTGGGCTGTTGTGAAGTTCAGTTCTTCTATGACAGGATCACCGTTGATGTATGCAGTCACAGCTCCGGAATGCTTTCCGTTCTTGTGAATGTCATACCGTACAGTGTTGGCGCCAAAGCTTTCTTCAATTGTAAAACCAGTCATGAGCAATGCTCCTCAAATAATTTTTCAGCTATAGGGATTGGTTCGATCCCCTGCAGTGCCCACCACAGTCGCTCATCCCCAAAGGCATGAAGCTCCATGTGGTGAGTGTGGCATAGAGGCACGCACCAGTTGTCTCCAACCTTCATTCCCATCGCATTAGGCTCAGCGAATGTTAAGTGATGTGCCTCACTCACGAACCCGCAGACAAGGCAAGGCTTGCCCCGCAGGCTCTTGAGGTATGACTTAGAACGGTATCTTGTCATCTGCCGGAGGTGTCGGTGTGAACGACTGGCCTTGTGGAGCAGATGGTGCACTTGCACCTTCTGGCTTAACATAAGGCTTGTTCGCCTGAATCGACAGATACTTACCGGCCTTCTCTCCGTGCTTGGTCCAAGCAACAAGCTCGACCTTTCCGAATTGTTGGCCCGAATTAATCTGACCTTGCATCAGATTGATAAGCTCCTGAGATATCTCAAGCTCACCGCGCAGGTCAGGATGAGTCTCCTTCTCTTTACGGTTGTTGGTGAACAAAGCACCGCGTGGTTTAAATTCAGCCATTAGTTCGTCTCCTTTTCTTTCAGACCGTTGGCTTTATTAGTGAACGCTTCGTATACCCGCTTGTAGTTGTCGGGATCGAGGTTCTCCAGTTGCTCGATGGGTTGCTTGTTAATCGCCCAGTACTGACGCAAGCTGTCGAGCGACTTATCATTCCCTTTAATGAAGGTGATAAGAATTTCGGCAACCATGGACAGGTCTTCGACCGTATCCTTCTTGCCTTTGTCATCCTGCACTGTGTAAGACACAGGTGCATCCGGATTGCTTTCCTGCCCGTGGTAGATGTACATACCTAGGCCCATGTACGCAAGGCACTTAACCAAACAGCGTTGATATGCTGTATTGATTTGGAATGCGTTTGGGTTATTGATTGCATTGTTCTTGTAGTCAATGACTGGGAACACCTCAGTCACATCCTCAATATCATCAATCCATACACGCACAGAGATGATGGCTGTACCATCCTGCAGGTACTCAACAGGACTCTTCTGGAACCGAGCGGTTGGGTAATGCTTCTTCAGCGTTTCCCAAGCCCAACTCCATGCGAGGTAGGTGAAGCCGTTCTTCTTCTCTGTGTGACCAGAGCAGTCAATCGTAGACAGGGTCTCCCAAACTGACTTACTTCTTGTTGGCATGGTATCTCCTTGACTGGCCTATGGTTAGGCCGGACTCCGCAAGAGCATTCCTGATTGATTTAAGAGATAACTTTCCAAGGAGAGGTATCTTCATTAGTTCTACCTCAGTCATTGATAACAGTTGCTCAACAGTGTTGATGCCCTCACTTTTCAGGCAGTTTACCGCCCTGACAGTGATAGGAAGGGTGTCAATGCTACGCTCGATCTTACCTGTCTCAAGGTTGATCTTTTCCATCAGGCTCTGAAGGACCTGCTTGTGATACGCATGAATGGTCAGCATCTCATCGATGCTCTTTAACTCATCATTGATGAGTTTCTCAACAGCATTAGCCATTGCTCGTCTCCTTATATTGATCACAGAATTGAGCGACGCCACAGAAATTTTGACTGCACCGAGTAAATTCTCCGGGGCGATGCTCGATAAAAAGTGCATTTGCACCTTCTTGGTTATTGATAAAGAGCGAGGCTTCCCGCTCACTATCAAACAGTTTGACCGCAGACTTGCGGCCCTTCTTCATGACCGCCCACTTCGCAGGCTTAGCCCAACGCTCTGAGTCCGTACAGAGAGGGAGCGGGTCAGTGAAGTCTAAGTTCTGCTGACAACCCTGATGCGCTGTGATGCGCTTGCCAATGTAATCTTGTCTTTCCTCAAACGTCCATGAAGGCACATCGATTACTTGGATATTGGCTTCGGGGTAGCCAGCAGAATATTGAGCCTGTCGCCGAGACCAGTCTCTGACAATGGCGACAATGCGTAGATCGTTAACAGGCTTGTCCTTGCACTTCTGCACAAGGTAGGCGTAGCAGTTCAACTGCCTTTCCCATTCGGGCTTGTCATTCATGACGGCCCAAGATGAACAGACTTTGTAGTCCATGATGGTGATTGATCCATCAGGTTCGTACTTCTGCACATCAATGGCGCCCGAAAGAGTCCACCCAAACATCTCCGTATAGAGACGTTCTTCATAGACCTCATCAGGCAAAGGCTCAGACTGCTCAAGAATGTGGTGACACGCAGTCCCGAGAAGGGAGTACGTCATGTCGGTGATATCCATTTCTAAGTTGTTGGCATGAATCTTTCGCAACATAGAGATGCGGGGAGAATCAATCAGCGTTGTCACACTGACGTCAGCCTTCCCCTTAGAGTACTTGTCGTGGCGTGCATAGCGTATGAACTGCTCTGGCACTCCATGGTTATTTGTGATAATCATAATGTCTCCCGTGGTTTACAACCATGACACATGTTAACAGGTATGAACAACTATGCAACCCCTTGAACAAAAAAAATTATCCTTGTCCTTCTGGATCATCGGCGAACCTGCTAGCAAGGCAAATTCGCGTAGAATGGTAAGTATCAAAGGGAGACCACGCTTCATCAAGTCACAGAAGGCCCTCGACTACTGCAAAAAATTCGCAGAGCAGTGCCCCCAACTGGATGACTTGATTGAAGAAGATTTAGTAGTACACTTACATGTGTTCTACGCTAGTCGTAGACCCGACCTCGATGAGTCGGTGATACTGGATGAAATGCAAGGAAAAATTTACAAGAATGACAGGCAAGTCAAAGTAAAGCATGTTTACTGGCACCTCGACAGAGATAATCCAAGATCACACATCCTCATTGAGACTATGGAGAGCGGTGATATCCCAAGCATTGTATGATGCCGCAAGTGAGAAGCGGTACAATCGTGTGCCTGTTGCACGATGGCTTTTGACTGAAGACTTTGAGACTGTCTGTGGGATGGCCAGTCTCCACCCGATCACAATAAAAAAAGTATTTGCACAGGTCTTGAATGAGACGCCGATCAGAGCTCAGGTCCTTTGCAAGAGATTAGTTGAACAAATAGAACAACTGTAACTGGGAGGTTGCATGACAACTGAGGAAGCACTGGCTCAGTACGCCCGCGATTTGGATATCGGGCAGTACAAGAAGAAGTGTCCTGCGTGCTCAGGATCACGATCAAAGAAATCAGACCCCTGTTTATCTATCAATGTGGATGGCGAGCGCATGGTCTACAACTGCCACCACTGCAAGATAGATGGCGTCATTCCATTCAGAGAAAGGAGACCGAAAGTGCAGGTGCACAATTTTGAACAAGCTAAGGTAAGAACTGTAGACCACCTGCCATTAACAGAAGACGCACTGGATTGGTTGGACGCCCGAGGTATTTCAGAATCGACAGCAAAAGCACTGAACATATTCTCCACCAACCACTGGATCAACGCAGAGGGAGCGAAGGTCCCGTGCATTGGGTTCCCTTACTACGAGAACGGCACTGAGAAGGGAGCCAAGATGAGATCTCTTACCTCCAAGGGATTCTCCTGTACAACTGCACTGCGCACGTTCTTCAACATGGACAGCATCGAGCCGAATGACATCATGATCATCTGCGAGGGTGAAATGGACGCGCTATCCCTGATCGAGGCAGGCATGACATCAGTGGTCAGCGTCCCAAACGGTGCAGTAAACAAGCTATCGAATGGATCGATCGACCCGCGAGAAGATAAGTCGTTCTCATTCCTATGGGACTCAAAAGATTTTATAGATTCTGCAGAGAAGATTGTCATTGCGACAGATGCAGACAAGGCAGGCCAGACGATGGCCGAAGAGATCGCTCGCCGCATTGGCAAGGATAGATGTTGGAAGGTTGAGTGGCCTGAAGGGTGCAAGGATGCGAACGATGTTCTCTCTGAGCACGGCCCTGAGTTCCTTCAGGAATTGGTTGTCAACTGTAAACCATGGCCGATCGCAGGCATCTATGATGCTGAGCATTTCGCTGAGTCTGTTCGTGACATCTACGCTCATGGTGTAGGCAAAGGGGCGGAGACTGGGTACAAGGATCTGGATGAACTGTATAGTGTAGTCGAGGGGCAGTTGACCGTGGTCACTGGAGTGCCTTCATCAGGGAAGTCTGAGTTCGTTGATCAGTTAATGATCAACATGGCAAAGAACCTTGGGATGAAGTTTGCGATTTGTAGTTTCGAGAACGAGCCAAGGCTACACATTGCCAAGCTCTTATCAAAGCATTCAGAGAAGCCATTCTTTGCGGGCCCAACACAACGCATGAATGAAGAAGAACTGGATGAGTCGCTTCAGTTTATCGACGAGCACTTCACGTTCCTTTCTTACAAGGATGCAAAGCTCGCATCACTGGATGACATCCTTGATCGATTGAAGATCGCGGTGATGCGTCATGGTGTGAGAGGCGCGGTCATTGATCCGTACAACTACATCGCACGAGACCACAATTTATCAGAGACAGACTGGATCAGTGAGATGCTGACTAGAGTATGCGCATTCGCGCAGAGCTACGGCGTTCACATCTGGTTTGTGGCACACCCAACAAAACTACAGAGAGAGAATGGTAAGACC